CCTAAAATATCTTCGGCTAAATGATTTGCAGAAAGCGCAGCTAAGCCAACTTTAGCACTGGATATAGATTTATCAGCAAAGTTATTAAAATCTAATTTTTGCCATTTTGGAAGGTTAGTAACATCACCTACTAAACTTTGATTTTGTTCTGTAGCAAGAGTAGATTTTAAATTCTCGTTATTATCACTAGATAATACTGAGAAGGGAGTTATTTTATTAAAACGATCTAGCGTTAATATAGAATCTGCTACATCTGAATTTCTTACGATATCAAAAATAGTAGTGCCATCACCCACATTACGTAGAAAGCTATCGCTATTGCCCGCAATACCAACTGCCTTATTCCCCTCTAGAATATCAATAGTTTCAGAAATGATTTTATTTAAATATTCTACTAATTCATTGAAGCTATCATCTAGATCACCATGAGCAATAGTCATATTGCGATCTCTAAGACTTTGGAAAAAAGCCGTATCTCTACTAAATGGACTAATCACTGATTCCTCACTTGATTTAGTTTGTTACGCAACTCAGCAGTTAAGTGTTCTAAACCAATTGACTTATCAGCTAATAGATCGCATAGATTTTTACGAAAATAGAAAGACTGATATTCAGGGTTTTGTTGGTTTATAACTGCTCTTACAGCTATACGCCCTGCTTGAATTGAATTTGCTTTTAGTTTAGTAGAGGAAACTATTGTTCCATATAAATTGTTAGCGGTAAAACCATTATAATTCTCGTTTGGCGTATTAAATGGACTAACTGCGAATTTAGATGCTTCAAACTTGGTACTTATTGTTTTTTGACCAACTTTTGCAAAGGCTGTACTAGCCACGTTAGGCTGCGTTTTATCTTGCAAAGTACGAATGAGTCTATCTCTATCGCTACCACCTCCTACTAAACTTGAATTTAAAATAGTCTCAGCTGTTGTTAAATAACTATTTGGAATAATATTTTCCCAAACTGTACTTGGAAAATCTAGAGCTAACTCTGGTGATAGTTTATCTGCTTTCAAAGTTTGATTATCTATTTTGATAGAGGTAATACTATCATTTTTAAATTTATCACCTGTAATAGAGTTGTTAGCAATTAATGTTTCAATTAAATATGCTGGTAGATTTTCATTAGTTATAGTTCTATCTGCAACATCATCACCAGTAATTCCCCTATCTTCTATATTATCAGCTGTTAGTTTTTTCCACAAAGGCAAATTACCAAGCTTTGATGTTAATATTTGACCATTTTCTGTAGGCATAACATTTGTTAATACCTGTAAGCTATTTCCACTAAGAATAGAGCCAGTATTAGTCTTAATAAATTTCTCTAAAGATATGCAGTTAGTACAGAATGAGTCTAGAGTGATATAACCCCATGCGGTAGTGCCATCACCTATATTTTTTAAGAATTTGCGGTTATCAGCTGGGTTATTACTACCAATTACTCGTCCTGCAATTAAGATATCAATCAATGGCTTTATATCTTTGTTCAAATAATCACTAATTACATTAAATTGCAAATCTATACTATCTGCTTTAATTTTTTTAAAACCACTAAAATAGTTTTCTATTCTTTTAAAAGGTTTAATTGCCATTAACAACACCTCCTGCAAGGAATAATTTATCAAAAATAAACTGTTCGGATGCTTTACCACTCAGAGTAATCATTATTGCATCAGCAGTAAATCTAAGAACTTCATAAGGAAAATCGCCATTACGGTAAGAGTAATTAGCCATTCCGAACTCTGCATTATCGTATAATCCAGCTTCTTGTTCTATTCTGATAATTTCAGAAAAGTTTTCAGAATCGTTGTAATCTGTATAGATTTGTAAATTAATATCAATCATAGCAAGAGTTCTGCATGCTATGAATACAGACTCATTATTCCAAGTAGAACTAGGATATATCCAACTATAATGAATACGCCATATCATGGCACTTTTGGCATATTCCTCATAAGTTTGTGTTTGTGTTTTATCGGCGTAAGCAAGTAAGACTCCGTCATCCATGCCTAAAAATAAATCTTGCGAAACAGGGTCATAAAAAATACTTCTACTATCAGCAAAATTTTCACTAAAAATTGACCATGCACCATTTTGTTTTAACTGATAGATCAAACAATTATATTTTAATTTAAAACCTAAAAATCTACCATACGGATATAAAAAGGCTTTTAAATCTCTATAATCCTTATCATTCTCAATAAATTCAAGTTGTGCATTTAAGTGCTGATTAATTCCATTAGAAAAATTATATGATACTGATAATTGTTTATATTGATTAATTGAACTAAGAGAAACTATCCCATATTTCGATAGGAATACAAAATCATTAGGAATCTCAACAAACAAAGATTTTTGTATTATCCCAACTGGCAATGTCATTTCCCACTTAAAATCAGGTAATGCTATATTTTGCCCATCATCTATTACTGTTGGGTCTTCACCTTGCCATACTTGAGTTGTTTCTCTACCTAAGAATAACACCTTACCTTGAAAGGGTATTATGGTTTCGAGGTTATCGGGCATTGCTGAATTTGTAGATAAATCAATAAATTCTATTTCATTAGTTTTTTGATTAAACCAACCATCCACCGACTTTCTATCACTAGCATAATAAGCCTTCATAGCAAGACCAGATGGTCTAAACTTATTTTTATAACTTCTACCCTCGGCAAGCGCCCATAGGCGGTCATTAGCTACTGTTAGAAAATTAAATGGCGGAATATCTTTTTTATATAATATAGTACGTACTTCATCGGGTGGATTTTCTGCTAAAGTTAAAGTTACAGCCACGTTATTATCAGCTGGAAGAGCAAAAGCAATATTCGTAACATTAATTACTTTTTCTTCCTGACTGTTAATCACAGTAACAGAAGAGCCTATGGTTATATATTTCTCCATTTCTACTTGAAAAAACTGAGGTATATTAAATGTAAGTACATTAGCATTTTTTGTTATAGCTCCATTGATTAATACTGAAGCATTACCTTTTAAAGCTTGTAGAACATTGCCATCATAAATAAATACAGGGTCAACACCATTAGCTATTAAAAGCTTCCCTTGGTAATTAATATGTGAAATAATTACATTAGGGTCTAAATCTTCACGTAACGGATTAACATTAAAATTATTATTTTCTAGTTTATATAAAGCTCCACGTTCCCACCATAACTCAAAATAAACTATTTGCTGTAATGGCTCTAATTGTATATCAAAAAAACTTCTGGGAAATGGTAGAGTAAAACTAATTTGATTTTCTGTTATAACTACATCATTGATGTCAGCACCATCAGAACGTGATTCCTGTCTAATATAGAAATATACACCATTATGTATTCTCTGAGCTAAAAAGTCCTTTTGCTGTTGATCTAGCGTTGTTGTATTAATAGATATCTTACTAACATTAATCTCACCTTCTATTTCTTCAACAATAACATTTTCTGTATCTTTAATAGCTAAATACGGCAAATTACTTAAATAATTCTGGTATACTATTTTCTCAGAATCACCACCAGCTCCTAAATGAGACATTGTAGCGATTTGACTTCTGAATATTCTATTTTCATCAAATGGAAAAGTGGCAATTAATCTAGTGCCGTAACGAAGAGTACATGTATTATTATCACTAATAAGCATATTCTGTAAATATTTAGCGTATTGCGGATTATTATCTACGGTAGAGTCCATTCCTCTATAGGGAGCTGGAAACTGTACATTTTGCACTTGTCCTTGAAACATAATAACCTCGTTTAACTATAGTAACTGGCTAAGTTTTTCTTTGACTCATCCCAACTAAGCATTTGATATTTTATCTTCTCTACAAACCCTTTATTACTAACGTATAAATAGAATAATGCACCATGTACTAAACCTAAATGATAAGGTGCTGGATATACTGGTATACTGGCTTCTGTATTAGCATCATTAATGTTCTCTACTAAAGTCTTTGCATTCTGTAGCATTAACGCAGTAATATACTTTTTATTTACATTATCAGAAGGGTCTTCTTTTGTGAGTTGGATTTGGTTTTTACTAATATTAATAGTATTGTTAATAATATTAAATTGCCCTTGAGGTATATCAAATATATTATCAAATTTACATTTAGATAAAGGGCGGTTATCAGAAAATAGCCCTTTTAAATAGTATCCTTCAGGAAGAGGAGCCGTATATTCTCCATCCTCAAAAAAGATATCCACTACTTTTAAAAACTGATTAGCATTAACCGCCACCTGCCACATCTCAAGGTTAGCTAGGTTAAGAAAGCGCAAATATAACTCACGCTCCTTAACCGTTGGACTTGCTCTTCCAAAACTAAGTTGTGATACTAAATCTATTAGCTCTGAAACATGCATTTATAATAACCTACCTGTAATAGATTATTATATTTAAACTCTTATTTTCCACGTTAGCTATTTCTGCTGCTGGAACTTTTATAATCAAAGAGTTTCTAACTATACTATAATTTAATGCAGCAAGGACTATCGGATTTGATACTAAAGTAGCACCAGCTGCCATATCAACCACGCCTAAACCAATAATCCCTAATATAGTAATTTCACTTGAAAACTCTAAGGCACTAAGAGTCTCTTGTATTACATTATCTTGACCAGCTGTTAATGCTGGTATCGTTAATGTAATAACTTTTGACAAAGCTGTATCAGTTTTATTATTGTCAATAGAATCACTGAATATTAAGCCATTTCCTGCTACAAAGTTAGCAGCAACACCATCTTCATTAGGATTAGTTCCTACCCACCTAGTACCAGTAATACCAGTAGCTAATACGGCATCATTAGTAGCAAGTACTGGGTTTGGCAAATTTACTTTATACTTATTCATATTTTATCTCCTTAATTAATGTAATCTTACAAAAGAATGAATCATGCCGTTTTCAACACGTAATGAATTCAAGCCTTTCTTTGTAAGATCTGTTTTAGATGGGAACTTAAGCACTTTAGCATCACTTACTTCTATATGCGCTAAACCATGATATAAACCATAATCATAAGTTTCTTGAGCAAATGATGGTATTTGTCCCATACCAAGACCCATAGCGGATGCTCCGAGTAATGCAGAATATGCATATGAAGTTCCAGCAGCATTAGCAAATACATAATTAGAGAACTCAGGAACAGTTACTACCATTACGCCATGTATAGTACCTTTGTAATTGCTACCAAATAAAATACTTGGCTGCTCTTCGTTCTCAATTGTACCTCTACTTTGCTGTGCTTTCCAATTAGCGTCCTGTGCCAACTTATAGAAAGCGTCATCAGAAGTAAGGAATAAGTATTTCTTATCAGGGAAACCCATGCGATTTTTACCTACTGTATAAGGACGTATAGGAGTTTCCTTATTTAGAACATCTGTCCTAGAACCTTTACCAGCAAGAGATGCTAATTTAAAGATATGATTTGCAGTTAGGGTGTCATCTACAGCAGAATTCAACACACCATCAGTTAATGTATCTCCTACTGTTGCCTCATTCGTTCCTTTATCTAAACCAAACATTAATCTAGACCTAGAAACCGCTTCACCGTTTTGTACTGCGTCAATACCACAAGCAAGCATCTTGCCAATTAGATCAGCATAATTATACTGCTGATTAGGATTACCTCTATTATTGTCGCTAAATGCCAAACCAAACTGACGCATAATTCTTTTAGAATTTAAAGACTCACCTTGCCATAGCAATTGAGACCTAATATCTGGGTCAAATTTATGATTGATTTGCAATTCTTGTAATTGACGATTAGTAATTCTTGTACCAAAACGAAAAAACCCTACTCTGAGTCTTTCTACGCCATAAGTTAATTCATCTTCTGCTTCTACAAGACGCTCATTTCCTACTTTAACCGTAGGGTCAAAATTTTGCCTTTGGTTATAAACAATATCATCACCTTGTCCAGCTTTTGACACTTTAGCAAAAATTACTGAATCAGGACCGCCAGTAAAGCGATCAAACATTGTAACATTACTGTATTCTTTTAAGTATGGAAGTATTATGTTTCTTTCAAAATCGTACGACTGAAAGGGGTCGTTTCTATCAAATATAGCCATTTATTTACCAAAATTATGATTAAAAACATTAATTTTGATTCTTTATATAAACGGGATAGATTGATAGAATGCTTAAGGGAGAGACAGGAAACCTGAGTGTCTTAATTATTCTTCGCAGTGTCCGCTACCACTTCTAACTAAAATCAAGGGAAAGACAAAGAGAACTTTGAGTGTCTTGACTATTATTAGATTGATAACTGCTTTAGCTTTGGTAACGCTGCAAGTAAAAATCTTTTGCTGTACTTGTTTTATTAACCAAAGACTCAGCTTTAGAATCTGTACCTGTATTATACACTTTTTTGGTAGTTGAGTCAAGCTCGCCCTCTAAACTCTTGCTCTTCTTTTCCAGCTTATCTAATTTTGTTTGCAACGATTTAACATATTTTAAGATATCGCCCTTTTCTTTTGCGCCTTTAAAAATAGTTTCATATAATTCTGCCCCATTTGTCATAATATAATCTAAAGCAACATCAGGCTCTGAGTCGTGTAAATAATTAAAGGCTTCTTCTTGTTCCTTTGCGCTCATAATTGGAAAAAAGGAATAAAAAGCCTCATATTTTTCATCAGCATCAGTTGATTTGTTATAACGCTTAAATGTTTTAAATTCATTATCCATTTTATCTTTTACGGCTACAAAAGGATTTTGAACATTCTCTTGTTCCTTAGAATCTTCAATATCATCATCAATATCATTAAAACTACTTAATATAGTCTGTACATTTTCTTCTGGGATGATGCCGTCTTCATTTAGCTTAGAAACTAATTCAGAAATTTTACGTCTAGTATTGACGAGCTGGCGGTTTTTTTGTTGCCCCCATTTCTTTGCCTCATTTACTTTCTTTTCAAGATCGGTATATTTTATATTCTCTGGGGCATTTTCTAACGCCTCCTCTTCCTCTATTTTTTTACCCTTTGTTTTATCAACTTTATCAGTTATTTCTTTTTTAGATATATCATCACTTTCGGACTCTTCTTTCTTTATGTCTTCATCCGTAGTTACCTTTATATCCTTATCTAAAGGTGTATTTATATCCTTATCTTCTTTATGTAGTATTTGCTCATAAACTGAATTTAGCTGACTTTCAAAAGGACTATTTTTTTCTTCCTGTTTTTCTACTTCGCTCATTATATAACCTTATTTTCTTGTTCGGCTAATTCAGCCTCTTGTTGTTCTTGTTGCATCATACCCATGATGCGTAAATATTCCTCGGATAAATCATATGCAATATTTTCTCTAAAACCCAGTTCACGCAAGAACAGTGGTGAACTCATTAATAAGCCAGGGTTTGGACTATTCATTAATTCAGCAAATCTCGCCTTCTCTTCTTCTATACTAGATGCAAAATTAGGTGATACATCTGGGAATACTTCAAAATTAAGTAAAGATATAGAGTCGTCCAGAGACGCTGTGGTAGTTTTTCCATTAGAAAAGAATTTAAAGCTATATTGAAAATTCTTTAATCCTTTGATAGTATCAAGCATTATCTTGCCTTCTGAGATCAACATATTTTCATAAGCAAGTACTAAGGAATTTTGTGCATTCATAGAGTTTGTAGCACGCTGCGCAATAGCTACACCTGAAACTGCATTTGTTTGCTCGCCTTTTAACTCATCATATAAACCTGTTTGTGTTTCAAATTCCTTATAATTGGCCTGGATCAAATTCATACGATGATTTAAGTTTTTCTCATGATCAAGTACCTGTATATCACGTGGGTTTTTAAGAAATGCAACGCCATTTTTACTACGCATTTCATCTTTTAGAAAATTGCGTAACTTGTCTGTATCAACCTGCTCATCACTAGCAATTATTGTTTTAGCATCTAAATAATGTAATGTTGTTGACCAAAGAAAATTATGTGTCTTTTGTGGTGAAATTAAATTATCAACTACACCATAAGGTACACCTTGATAATCACGCCTTAATACTACTGGAGTAATAGGTAAATATTGTTGATTTGGCACTTGTTCTGCCACAGGATTATTAGATATCAATAAATTATCACAAAACACACCATGCCAAATTTGTGTTCCATCTTTCTCTTCTATTTTACCGTTGATAGATTTATCTTTAGCTATAGCCTCATCAAAAGTAGTAAATAATTGCTCATTAGGAATAGTTTCAGGCTCTGGTTCTTCAGGAAAGAAAATAGTTGTTTCATAAAACTTAGCTGATTTTTTATAAAAAACTTCAACTATTTTAATAGAACGACCACGTGACCATGCTCCATCATCTTGTGGATTACCTATAGTATTACTAACAACACCGCTGCTACGTTGCCAAATAGGTGTTTCTGCAATAGAAGAAAACGTAGTGTAATCAGATGGGTTAGTGCTATTTTCTTCTACCATATCCTCAAATTCTTTTTCAAACTCTGGATATTGATTTTTGAGTTTAACAGCAGGTACATAATGCGCTCTACAAACAAAATTAGAGTCATCTAATTTTGCGCTTCTATCATCTGGGTCCCAAAAAATTTCAACTGGATCTATATATTTGTAAGAAAATTTATTATTATCGTAATTAAAATAAGACCATCCAACCCCACCAATTAAACTTGATGTGAATTTCTGCGAAGAGAAAAATACATGATCGTTTTGTGTCTGTATCTCATAAGCCAAGTGCTTTAAATACTCAGCTAATTTTATATGCTCTTCATTATCAGAACTAGCTTCATATCCAACTCTTTTACTAGAACGTATCTGCAAACTTACAAACGCATTTACTAGAGGTTCAATATTATTATACGTATATGGAGTAGCACCTATTTCCTGCATATCTTTTAATATATGAGGGTCAAGCCACTGATTGCCACGATAAAAACTAAGGTTTATTAAATATTGATTTAACCATTGTTGCCTTACCGAGGAATTGCTAGCGTACTCGTAGTAATCCTGTAAATCTTTAAGAGCTTTTTGCTTACCTATTGTTTGCTTTTTCATATTTGTTCATTCATCCCCATGTAACAAATAGTACAATCGAATAACTGGCTGTAACCATTTGAGAAACATAGTAAATTATCTCCGTCTTTTAAAAAAACCTCTAAATTACCTAACGACATTAAATTATGGCTTTCATTAGGTTGTATTAGTACATTTTTAACTAAGTAATTTTCCTGCTTAGGATTTTCTAAAAGTCTTACTATTTGTAAATTAATTCTAATATTAGCTTCTGATGTATTACAAATATTCACCGCATTTAAAAATGTTGGTTTTTCTACACTTAATAATACTGTTTTTTGATCGGCAAGATTTGCAAATATCAAACTCTCATATTCAATAAAGTTCATTCAGTAATATTCACCATACTATTAACAAAACCTTCTAATTCTTGATACTTACTTTTAAGTAATTCTATATCTTCCAAAGAAGCTGGTTCTTGTTTTGCTTTTAATGAATAAAAATGATTGCCCGAATGTTTTAAGAAATCTAATAATATTCCTAACCTAGCTGCTGATTCAGCGCAATCACACATTAAAGAATAATTTTGTAAACTATCATTTTCCATAATTATACCAATGCTTTTTCTAAAGCTTCGATATTAGCTTTAATTAACTTAATATCAGAAATCACTAAATTCTTTCGTTCATTGGTAGCAATAGTTTTATCACCAGACCAATATAATATGCCGTCACTATAAAGTGCTTGTACGTATTTAGGTAAATTTTGGATTATTTCGTTTGGATTCATGTATGCCTCGCAATTTTAAATATTATTAATAATATAAGCCATAAACGTAGAAAACTCAAGTTCTATTACTTATTAGGCGGAACATATTCCGCTAAGAATGCTTTAATTTTAACTACATCATCTTCTATTTCAGATAATGCATTCTGAGCTGCTGTTTTTAATTCGAAAACTTTAGGGTTATTTAAGTCAACATCATTATTAAATAATTGACCTGTCCAATTTCTTACATTTTGTACATCGGATATAAACCAACCTAGATAATTAACAGCATCTACATTCATTGGTTTTATTGGATTTAGTAGTTCTGAATTTGAATTAATTTGTGTTATATTTTTTTTAGACATTTTATACCTTATTTTCTAATTGTTGAATTCGAGAAAGACAATTTTGTAAAGCGCATAACGCCATATCAAAAAGATGCATCTTTGCAATAGTAGGGCAATCTTCATAAGTGCCGTACACAAAAACATCTATGGTTTTTTCACTTAATTGTAGAGCAAAATCAGTTTTAACAGTAATAGTATTACCTAAAATTGACAATACAGTACCTTGGCAAGCATTTTTTACGGCAATTATTTGTATTTTTTTATCTATAATATCGGGATAGTCACGTTCGGCATTTTCAATAATTATACCAATAGTATTATAATCTAACAAGGTTGCAGTAGCTTGTTTCATAATATTGGGGGCAAATTTGTTTTCTTCACTAGTCACATAATCAGGTAAATAATCTTTTATTTCCTCAGAAATCATACCATAATAATTACCTTTTCCATCCAATGAGGGGTCTTTGTAATTGTATTTAACAGTGGGTAGTGTTTGAATTAAATTTGCTGCTTCATTTTGTATAATTTGACCCCTTGCTAAAATGTTTTTTATGTTCTTTGAACTCCATACGTTAACTTCAGATGCTCTAATTCTTCCGTTACATTTTATGTCATAAATAGGACTATCTGATAAAGTACCAGTCCCTCCTCCTGAATTCAAATATCCATAAGTTCCATATTCACGTATGAAAGAATCGTAGTAATTATCTACATGTAAAGCACGAGTAAAACGAATAGGAAAATTAGTGTCTCCAGTAGTTATATATTCTAATTTTGAACCAACTTTATTATCAACATAATTTTTAGTCGCTGCATCCCAGCCCAAAATTGGTTCTGCTAAATTATATATAGTTTGAAAATTCATATCTCTAATAAAACTACCTAAGTGTTTATTATCAACATAGTTCTTAGTAGCTGCGTCTGAATTGTTAGTTGGTTCTGCTACATTTTCAATTTTATTACCTGTCATTGAAAGAAGGCAATTAATATTAAAATAATCAATAGGCGCTTTTGCGTGATATCTCCATATATCCTTATTAGTCATGTGAGAATACAAATAAAAATTTCCATTTTCTTCCGAATCTGTTTCAAATACAAATCTACGACCAATATTATTATGAAAAGCAATACCCATCCATGTATTATCAGGTGAATTTAATTCAAGAAATCGACAATTTTTTATTTGTTGATTATTAAAATTTACTGCATTTGTTGGTAATATATTCCACCAATCATCTTTTTGCTGTTGCCATTGACCAGCACCATTTAAAAATTTATTAGCATCATTTGGGTAATTTTCCAGTGTATTAATAGGCACAATACCTAATCCAATAATTGGATTATCAGCGACACCATCAGCATTAGTTATATTAATTCCAGTTCCAGCTATTAAACTTCTTCCTGTATAATTACCAGTATCAGTTCTGACCATTATTCCATTTTGAGAAAAAGCGGATAGAGCATTAAGCTCAGAACCAAGATTCATATTAACTGTACCTGATGAAATCATCATAGCCCCTGTTATAGGAATAGGTGTGCTAGGCTCGTTTTGTGCCGTTACAATTGCGCCATCATTCCCATAAGATTCCCATTCTGTTCCGTTGTAAACTTCTGTTTTAGGCATATTTTTATAAATCTGTATTAATTCTTGTCATGCCAATTACTGGAAACTGTGGGCGCTCAGCAGTTGTTCCAACAGGTAAAGTAAAATTACCATTACTGACTGCTAAATCACCAGGACATTGGATATTTGAAGATAATGAAACTGTTGTACCAGTAACATCAATTTGATTAACAGTCCCACTAATAGTGGTAACAGGCGTAGTATTAGAATTTGCAGAGGTTATTCTGCCTTGCTCATCTACAGTAATAGAAACATAATCATAGTTACCAGCAGTAACGGCTGTATTCGATAAAGATATAGTGCCAGTATCTATAATTGTTCCACCGTCTAATCCTATTCCAGCTGTTATACTAGTTACAGTACCATCAGTTTCTACAACCCATTCTACACCGTTATAATATTCTCGTTTTGCTGCCATGTTTTTCTCGCAAGTTTTATTTAAAAATCTGTGTTTAATCTTACCATGCCTATAATAGGATTACTAGGCCTTTGCGCTGTACTCCCTACTGGAATAGTCATAGATTGATTCCCTAAAAATATTGGGTTTGGTGCAAAAACAGTAACAATTTGATCGTCTCCATTATTAACACCTACTACATCACCTATCGCACTTAAATTGCTAATACGACTATTGGCATTATTGGCTGAACTTTGTGCAGATGTTGCTAATGCAGTAGTAGCTGTTATTGCACCGCTTATTGATATACCCGCAGTAATAGCTGGTATCAAAGAATAAGGTAGCATTTGTGCATTAAAATAAGCAGTAGAAGTTCCAACAGCAGCCACTTCAGCAGCAGTGGCCTGAGCAGTTGCAAAAACTCTTGTCTCTAATATTTCTTCTTGTAAATCTATTGGCCTGACATAGTCATTAGTAACAGGTACCTTACCGCCTGAGGCAATACTGATTGTTCCAGTTCCAGTAGCTCCTTTTAATATACCGCCCGCTAACTCACTTATAGCTTGTGCATTAGTCAATTGTGCATTTGGTTGTTTTATTATATAAGTTGCATCATATGGTGAAATATTAGAAAAACCTAATATCCTTTCGCCTGAAGCATTATTGCCTTTATCAACTAAAGCTTGACCAGTTGAACTTATTGCATCTGGCAAAATCCATGTTAAGTTACTGTTTAATTTTGTTGGTCCTTTAAAATTTACTGATTTTGTTAATCTTCCTGCGCCATTCCAATAATCATATATTTTTAATTCTCTAGTTCCTACATTATTAAGTCCAAAAATAGAAGTATTAGAAGTAATTTGATCTGATGCTATAACAAATTTAGTATTAACTGTATCTATTCCTGATATTCTATTTTGCTCATCTATACTAACTCCTGTATTATGTAATATTTTGCTATTATTGGATTTCCAAACTGATATTATTCTTTCAATAGGATTATCTAAAGTATCAACATAATCTGTTCCCGAAACCGCATGTTGTAAAGTTTTGCCTGTTTTCTTTAGCATTCCATCAGCTAAATTTACAAGAAATTGAGATTTAGGGTAAGTTGCTTGTATTACAGCATCACCCATTATAAATTCCCCTAATAAAAATCTTGCATTTAAAGCTATTATATCAGCAAACATTTCACCAACAATACTAGATTGTTCGGGACGACCAACGGCATTACCTTCCCAGACTTTCCCTACAAAACCACCTGTAAACGGATTTGGTACTGACGTGAGACCTAAAGGCGGTAAATTATTTATATCTATAGTTTCTGTTGTCTCAATAGCACCAAGGTTATTGAACATTATTCCATTAGATAGAGTATTTAAAGCTTGAGCATTAGGTATCCTAACATCGGGTGCTTTTATTATAAAAGAAGCATCTATAGGAAAAGGTATAATATCATCAACATCTTTCTTTAATTGTAATATATCTAATCTAATATCAATTAAAATAGGTGATGGTATTGAAAAGCCCTGATGGTCACCTACTAATACATAATCCTTTTGTATAGGTAATCTACCAGTTACTGGTGAGATAAAATTATCTAAAGGATTAAAAAACATCACGCTACCAAATGACTGAGAAAATTACTAATATTGTCTATATCATTATTAAACCATGTATCAGCTGTCGTGGACATGTAATTTAAAAAAGAAACATCGCTATTATCAAGCTCTGTATTTTGATTTACATCCAAAGTAGGTTGAAATCTGTAATAATATAATTGTTCTAAAGTCCTTCTCGATCTCAATCTTAAATTAAAATCTATTGATTCTTGTCCGCCAGTAGAAGCTATATCAAATAATGCAAATATATCAGAGATTGCACTATCTGTATCATTTAACTGATTATTCGTGTAACTATCAAAACCCATCTCACCTATGCCTGTACCAAGTGATAATATGCAGAATCTATTAGCAGTTGGTTTAATCATTTTTGCTAAACTTAAAGCAAGTTCAGAAGGATTATTCTGGTAAACTCCTCCATCAATATAATTATGCGAATTAAAGGAATATTTAGGCAAGTATACAGGAGCAGCAGACGTTGCTCTCGCCACATCAACTATTTGATCGTTACTTCCCACCAGCATTGAGTCTACATAATTTGAGAATATCGTGTATTTACTAGTGTCCTTCTCGTAAGCAGGTATTAAAACTTTAGTTTTTAAAGACTGTAATGTATCAGTACTAAATATATTTACTAAAGTTTGCTGTAATATATTATCCCCATAATTACTATTTCCAGCGTCTGGGGCGCATGCTGATTTATAGAATGGATCACTTGTTAAAATCAAGGCTACTTTTTGCGCTAGATTAGGTCTATTAGAATCGCTATCAGTGTTACAACCAACTGGTACAGTCCTAATAGTAAATATTCTTTTAGCCTCTTGTAAGAAAAAGTTTTCTAACTCATCAGGGCTTTTGCCATAGGCATAACCTAAGGCCTGTATTCCACCAATAGAAGTACCAGTAATGACATCAAAATATTTCCATAATTCATTTGGATTTATTCCCCATTGCTGAATAAATCTTTGTAAAAACTTTAATGATAAATAACCTCTAACACCACCGCCATCTAAAGATAATATTCTAACTGTATTTGTATCCATTTAAAATCTCCCAGCATTTAGTTTCATTTTATTGGCATAATCGATTCTAGACCGCTTCATGCAACGTTCCAAACTATAGCGTAGAGCGTCTAAAATATGGTTATTAGCATCTATTATTTTATTAGTAATGTCTCCGCTTCTTTCATCTACTTTGTATGAATAGGTACTAAATTCATTAGCTGTATGTTTGCATCTTTCATGTATAATAACTTGGTCAAAGGATTTAATATATTCTATACCGTCTTCAATCGAGCCTTTGCCTTTATCAGCAGCGTATACACTAAATCCATATTCTTTTTTGTTAATATAGGATATAGTTTCTGGCCTTGCGTTATCAGCATATATAGCATTGCCTTTGATATCTGGTAAATTATCCATCAAGAATTGGCCTGTATCGTCTATCTCCAAGCCTATTTGTACTGCCTCATGTGTTATATACAGAGTATTATCTACAACATAACATCTAACACCAGCAGTTGGGTCTTGAGAGAATCCAAAATCTAAACCAAAATATTTATGAACTGATGTATCTTCTTCAAACTCCCGCACATCCCATTTATTTTTGAATACTTGAGCGTCTGAATGTTCTAAGCACTCACCAAGCCACACATGACGGTAATAACCATAATCTTTAGCCTTATCTTTTTCCATTTCGGCTTTTAACACATCAGGAAAGTAAGGATTATCTTGGTAGTTTACTTTTACCCTGTAAGTATTATCTGGTACTTCTTCAGGCTCTATAAACTCCTTATATAATATATCTGTTTTATTCTTTGGGTTCATGGTCATCCAAATTTCAGAACCTGTTTCACGAATAGTAGGTTTTATTACTTTCCACGATTCAGCACTTAATGTATCAGCTTCTTCTATCCATAAATGGGTAATACCTGACATTGATTTGATGCTAGATATGTTGTGGTGTAAGCCCTTGAAGATAAAACGACTACCAGACTCTTTGTGACGTACTGCATCGTAGGTAATATCAAACTCTTCTTTTACTCCTAACGCTTCTATACGTTGAACCAATAACGAGTGAACGCTGTCTTTAATTGAATTCTGAAACTCTCTACCACAAAGAACTAAGCACTTGTTTTCTAATGATATTAGAATTAGCGCATCAGAAATATCCCAAGACTTACCGCTACCACGTCCGCCGTACATAATCTTATATCTATATGGTTTGAATAAGCCGAATTGCGCCTTTCTAATTTTAATCTTGTGCAGTTCCACTGTCTACCTCTAGAATAAATCGTTTTTGTGGTGTGGTATCTTTGGTTTCTACTACTTGTGTTTCTCGCCATCCCGCTTGAGTTTTTAAGTAGAACATCAAGCAAGCCGAGTCTGCATTTAGTACTTCTTTGGCATCTAAGGAACGTTCTCCAACTATACCTAGGGCTTTTTCTTCAAGTTTTTGAGCAAATTTGACAATTTTACTAGCTCTGCCTTTTTTATACTGCGCAAAAACCTCTGGTTGTCTCTCTCTAATAACAGCAAAAGTATTTCTACAAATACCAAGATAATCAGCCATTTGTTCAATTGTTAAATAAGATGCCAACTCTCCAACTTTTTCTATTTGTTCTTCGTTAAGAACAATCTCAGGACGACCACCTAAATTCTTTTCTGTCATACAATTATGCTAATAAAATTATTTAGATAAAAGTACCACATATAGCTTATTTAAGCAATTACTAACTATATGTAGTGTTATTCGCTCTATTGTCTATACATGATAAGTAATAAGCACTACCCAGCCATTCATGGTTGGCAACTTATTTAGTGCATTTAGAAATTCGGCATCATTATCAACAGTTACCGCATAATCCGCATTTAAAACTATTGCATAAATATATTCTTTACATAGAACTACATCTATATCTTTTGCTAAGATGGGTTTTTCATACCCAATATCCCACGTTCCACCTTCAATCGGTGTGTACCAGTAATCGTAGCTAAAACCACTAGGGCGTGGGTAAACCCCATTATTATAATCTTCATGATAGAATTCTACTATGGCATCAATTTGATAAAATAATGTCTCTTCATTGTTATATGGATTACTTTCTAAGTATACTAATGCTGCATATTTCATTTTGTCTCTCCTTTGGATTTAATTACTAACTATATGTAGTGTTATTTACATAATGATTCGTAATAATGGATAAATTCCCAAGTTCTACTGCAAGGCAAGATATTTGACTTAACAACATCACGAAGCCTAGGCATTATAGTCCCATTTTTTAATAATAGTTTCATTATTCTTGTTTTCCTTCTTGGTAGACTATGTAACGACGCCATAATTAAGCTATTACCGTCACATTCTGATACAGCGTTAACATCCCCACCATTATTTATATAAGCTTTAACTTCTTGATAGTTATTTAGTTCTATTGAGT